CTGTCGCAGGTTATTGCTGTAATAGGAATGATGGGAGGAATAGTTGGAGTTTGGGTCAATACTCAGACTAAAATGAAAGAAATTGAAATCCGTATGATTTCATTAGAGAAGTCAATGGAATCAGCGGAAAAGCAAGACAGCCGTATTGAAGATAAAATTGACAACATATATTCCAAACTTGAAAAGATGCTTATAGCACTTGAAAAAAAACAAGATAAATGAAACAAATTATTACCGACATCAACGGAAGCCTATCGAGTAAGCGAGTAGTAATGTTTGTGCTGTTGTTTATGTTTATTGCTCATTGTATTACAAACTTGGTTACCGGTAAAGCACTTAGTTCAACAATATCCGAACAGTTGTATTACATGCTTATTTGGGTAAGCGGAACTGTGTTTGGTGAGCAGGTAACTAACCTATTTAAAAAATGAGATATTTATTCATACTATTTCTTGCATCTTGTACAACACAGAGCAAGGTAACTGCATGGCTTGAAAAACATCCAATAGAAGCAGCTACCTATTGCTCAGAGAAATTTCCGCCTATTATTACAATAGACACATTCACGACTACAGACACAGTAACAAACCTTGAGGCTATCATATATACGGATAGCCTCTATTTTTATACTAATGACACTATCTACAAGGTCATTAGAGACAAAATAAAGCCCTGCGTAAATAAAACCATAACAATACAAACAACAATTATAGATAGCGCAAAGGTGGTAAAATTGAGTGGTAAATTATCGATTGTACAGCATGAACTTATAGACATGACAACAACGAAAAATAATTATAGAAAATGGTTTATAATCCTTGCTCTGTGTGTAATTATTTATTTTATCATAAAACGACTAATATGAAGTACAACGAATTTAAAGCATTTATTGTAGGTTTTGCTCTTATTATTATTGGAGCCATATTTTATGCTTACAGCGAATCAACACCCAATGGAAAATTGGGAGTAAAACTTGAAATAGTTGCATATTGTACCTTCCTTCCTGGGGTGGCTCTTCTTATTTCTATGTTTATATTTGGAAGAAAAACAAATAACAATGCTTAGTTTAATATTTGTAATATTAGCGGCCATCTTCAACGCAATCATGGATACGTTGGAGAATGAAAATTTTTATAGTTCATTATTCGGAAATTTAAATGAGCGATTTTGGTACAAACGTACAAGCTGGAAATATGCAAAGAAAATAGGCAGCTATAAGTTAGATGCTTGGCATTTGGCTAAATCCTGTATGATTGTTTGCCTACTATTGGCAATTGTTTTTTTTTATGGTCACTGGGGCTGGTTCATCGCTTATGGCGTATTTTGGAATTTAACTTTTAATGTAGCTTATGGATTCTTTAACAATTAAACGAATAGGATTACTTCATCCAAAACTTCGAAATGAAACAGCGGAGATATATGAAGAAATTTGTAAAAGAATCACAGGACCAGCTTTTTGTCGATTTACTTTTACACTTCGTACTATAAAAGAACAGGATGAACTTTATGCGCAAGGCAGAACTAAGCCAGGCGCCATTGTTACTAATGCACGTGGAGGAATGAGTTACCACAACTATGGTCTTGCCGTAGATATAGCTTTTGTAGTTGCTGGTCTTGGATCTTGGGACGAAAAAAAAGATTACGACAAAGATGGTAATTCTGACTGGATGGAAGTAGTTCAAGTGTTTAAGGAACATGGATGGGAATGGGGCGGAGATTGGAACTTTAAAGATTTGCCACATTTTCAAAATACATTTGGGTATAGTGTCAGACAGTTGAAAAATTTACCGAAAAACCAAGACGGTTACCCAATAATTTAAACCGCAGTTTTCTCATTTTCGGTCGTTCCCTCTCCATTTTTATGGAGGGGGTTTTTTATTTAGTAGAAAAAAAACTTTAAAATAAATTTGGCTAATTAAATAAACCTTTATATATTTGTATCACAAAATACCTATAACACATGACACAAATTGCTGCAAACATTGATGATGTAATCATCTACAAGGATGCATACTATATTGTATGCACAAAAAACAAAATTAACTTCAATTGTTGGCTAACATTGTTAAATATCAAAACAAGTACATATTACAACATTGTTGACAATGAAGATTACTATGTTTTAACAGAAAAAGAAATAAAACAAAAATTTCCATTTTTAACATGACCAAAAACAAACCAGGAAGAAAAAAAAGTCCCTACAAGATGAAAGTAGTAAGTTTTTACATCCGCAAGGAATGGGAAAAAGAAGTACGTGAACTAATCAAAAATTTTAAAAATGAGCGAACTATTAAAGAAAGTAATTAATGACCTGCAAGACCGTGAAGCCAGAGGGATTGAAAAGTACGGCACAACCATGGACAGAACCGACCTAAGTACTAAAGACTGGCAGCAGCACTTATATGAAGAGCTGATCGATGCTGCTCTTTATTGCAAGAAAATGCAAGAGCCATCCATTGCCGTTAAGGCCTGCGAATCCTTCGACAATAAGCAGCAAATTATCAAGGCCATCGAAGAAATGGCTGAGTTAAGCAAAGAACTGGCAAAAGAACTTAATGACAACGGCAACGAGGATAATATACGTGAGGAAATAGCAGACGTGCTAATTATGATGGAGCAAATGGTTTTCCTGTTCGATGTCAAAAATGAGATAGCCAAGTGGCGCGAAAACAAATTGTTCAAACTTGCTAAACTGATAGAAGATGCTGAAAATTAGTTTCATTCTATCCCTATGCGCCTTCGTTGGCGTGCTGGTACTTGCTAAAATAGTAGATAACGAAATAAAAAGATTGAAATGAAGACCTGTATTAGATGCCATAAACTCAAGGATTACGAGAGGTACCAAGTTGCTCCACAAAACAAAGATGGTTATTCCTCGACTTGTTACGACTGTGTTGCACATGAACGAAATAGTCGAAAATACAACGGAGCGACAAAGGTTTGTATTGTATGTAAAATAGATCGCTCGCTTGCAAGTTACTACGGTAAAACAGATAACAAGCGCGATGTTTGTATCACTTGCAGCAACAAGGCCATCCAGGACAAGCGCGATAGTTCTATTTATTTTGAGCATGATCCTTATTATAAATTTTGAGCATGAATATTATTAATTTCAGCGGAGGCCGTACAAGTGCTTACATGACGAAAAGGTTGATTGATGAAGGATTAACTAATTACATCGTTTGCTTTCAAAATACAGGCAAGGAGATGCCTCAGACTTTGGATTTCATTAATGAATGCGACAAGCGATGGAATGTAAATATTTTATGGCTGGAATATCGAAAGCCCAATAGTTTTGAGATTGTTACCTACGAAACAGCTTCAAGAGATGGAAAGCCATTCGCTGAGTTAATAGAACATAAAAAAGGAGCTTTACCAAATGTTATGATGCGCTTTTGTACAATAGAGCTAAAAATTAAAACACTGCACAGATATTTGAAAAGTATTGGAGTAGTTGATTATGACATTTACAACGGGATAAGATACGATGAGCCTAAACGATGGAGTAAAGATAGACGCGAAAATATTTATCTACCTCTTGTCGGATGGAAAGTAAAAAAGTTAGATGTGCTTAATTTTTGGAGTCAACAAGACTTTGACCTGCAAATAAATGAACCTTTTGGAAACTGCGATGGTTGTTTTTTGAAGGGCAAAGGTAAGTTGATACAGATTGAAAATAAATTACCAGGTACTTTGAACTGGTGGGCTGATTTGGAACAAAGAGCAACATTTAAGAAGGAAATAAGCTACAAACAACTAATTAATAATGCTAAACAAGATTTGCAATTATTCAATGATGACCCATCTTTCGAATGTTTTTGCAATATAGATTAACATGAACAGTACCTCACTCGTTGCATTCCTGCACAACGTTAAAAAAGCGAAGGAATTTGCTGAGGACTTTAACCGGGCGTTAAAGAAACCTATTTTGAAGAACTACATTAACCGTCTGGACTACATCTTGAACGACTTTAAGAGTAGCATCCTATTTCCAGAAGATGTGCGCAATGCAGTCCGGGATGAAATAGAAAGTGATGTGCTTGTAGTGGATGCCATCGTTGACCGGATCAGGCTATTGAATCCACCACAGCGCGTAGTTATTGAGCTGATAATGGATAAGATAATTGCAGGGGAGGAAATTTTATTTGTTGATAGCAAAGAAAACTTATGACACATGGATCTCTTTTCTCAGGAATCGGAGGCTTCGACCTCGCAGCAGAGTGGATGGGATGGGAAAACAAATTTCATTGCGAGTGGAATGATTTTGGGCAAAAAGTCTTACACCACTACTGGCCGCAAGCGAAACAATACACAGACATTACAAAGTCAACTTTTCACGAATGGCGAGGACAAATCGACATCCTTACAGGTGGATTTCCTTGTCAGCCATACAGTTCCGCAGGAAAACGAAAAGGAAAAGAAGACGAACGCCATCTATGGCCAGAAATGCTTAGAGTCATTAGAGAGGTTGCCCCACGTTGGATTGTGGGCGAAAACGTGGCTGGGCTTATTAGTTGGAACGGGGGAATGGTATTCGATGAGGTGCAGGCTGATTTGGAGGCTGAAGGCTACGAAGTCACGGCCGTGGTTATACCTGCAGCGGCGGTCAATGCCCCTCACGGAAGGGATCGAGTTTGGTTTGTTGCCTACTCCACTCGCTCAAGCAAGAGAACAGATGAACTTCGAGCAGTACGATGCGAGGATGGAAAGATTAGTGGAAAAGGGACACAAACCTTTCACGATGCCTTTAGATCAGATGGCATTGAGGGGATTACTTCCAACACCCACAGCAATGGACAGCACGAACGCAACGGCCTCAATGAAATCAACGCAAGTGAAGGAAGGCAGTATGCACAGCGTGACACTGACAAGAGCCATGAGCATGGGGATGCTTCCGACACCATGCGCGACAGACGAAAGGATGCATTGGAAAACCGAGAATTGGAAAGGAGACGATTTAGGAAGTCACATCAACGAAATACTTGGGACTCGTTCCCATCTGTCTCCCCAATTTGTATTGGAGATGATGGGTTTTCCGACAGACTGGACGGAATTACCTTTCCTAAGTGGCGAAACGAATCAATCAAAGCAGCAGGAAATGCCGTAGTTCCACAAGTTGTTTTTGAAATTTTCAAGGCAATAGAAAAATATGAAAATAAATTTGGCTAATTAAATAAACCTTTATAAATTTACAATCTAAACTATAACACATGAAAAAAAACGAACAAATCAATTGGAAATTCGAGGTAGAGCCCGAATACAATCCAACACGTCGCGACATCGCTTTACTCATCGCAGCCGCAGTGCTGGTAATTATTGGTCTATGCATTTAATAGTTCCGCTCTGCATATTATTAGTAGGTGGCCTAATAATAACACATAAAGAGCTTACCGATGATAACTGAATCCACTATTCACCAACTTATCGGTGATTTTACCCTTAAGTTCCTGCGCACTCCAAAGAAAATTATCATCAACTCAGAGCATTATGTAATACTTCCTGAGACAATCAAAACAAGGTTTGCAGGCTTGTTTGAACTTAGTTACTTTTTACCTTATAATCAATTAGAAACTGTATGAAA